TTACTGTAGTTGTAGGGACTATAGTCGTGGTTGGCATTACTGTAGTTGTAGGGACTATAGTCGTGGTTGGCATTACTGTAGTTGTAGGGACTATAGTCGTGGTTGGCATTACTGTAGTTGTAGGGACTATAGTTGTTGTGGGGATAGGAGTTGTTGTAGGGACTATAGTTGTTGTGGGGATAGGAGTTGTAGTGACAAGATACCAAGGTGTTGTAGCGATATCGACAATTGTGTCGACAATTGTCTCGTCGTCTTCTTCTTCTTTTGTTTCGAACGTCCAGACAGGTCCTGAGTCGTCGTCTCCTGGAGAGTAAATTTTAAAAGCACCTTCTTCTGCATCGTAAACTCTATCCCCTTCTTCCCAAATAACTTGATTCTCTCCTTCGCCATAAGTACCAAGAGCAGTGACACCCATACCGCTGTCATTAACTTTCCACACAGTTCCGCCTGAACCTATAAAAACATCACCGCCACTAAGCCCAGCTTCTCGTTTAAGCTCTCTGGCGTCTCTTCTTTGAGCTTTAGTAACTTGCATGTCCCCACTAGTAACGTATTGTTGCCCTGGAACTATGCCAAATCTTCTTGATCGAGTGTTTCCACCAGCTATTCGGTCTCCTCCTGGACCAAAATTACCACTAGGTGGTGTGCCAGTGTCGTTATCAGAATAAAGGCTACCAAGATATGCTGTTTGGTCGTCTGTCATTGACGAAGAAGGCATGTTTGGATTAGACATCCAATTAGGGTATTGTACAGCCCCTACGACTTCATTACCAGTGTTGTAAAATTTAAGGGGCATTACCCAAACGACACGGGAGAAGGTTGATAACCTATGTTGCCACTACCTATTTGCTCTAAAACTTGCATTAATGTTTTATTTCGAGGAGAAGTGTTAGTTTGAAGCTGAGGGATATTAATAGTTGGTGCATTTTGACCTAATTGCTGATCAGTGTTAAATACTGTTAAAGGTCTGCTTGTGTATTCTTGTATGTCTTGTATGCCAGTGGTTATTTCCTCTGGTGTGCCTTTAGAATCAGGAGTATCAAACATTCCTGTTTGACTTAATGCTGCTAAACCTAACGCACCTACACCAAGTTTTTTAGCGGTAGGTAAGTCTTTAAATTCTTGTACTAAGTCAGCAGGCATTGTGCCAGGAGCGCCTAAAGTACCAGCAAGTTTTGCTCCAGAACTTTGTATAAAACCACCTACAGTTCCTGGATCCCCAACGGTGGCTTCCCACCCAAACATACTTCTTTCAGGGATGGTTAGTTCACTTCCTAACTGACCTCGAACACCTTTGTTGGCGTTTTTTAATGCATCTTCAGTAATTCCGTATTGATCTGCAATACTTTTTATTGTGTCTCCTTCTTGGATAACATGAGCTTTCGTTCCTCTTCCAAATATTGAACCTATTCCTTGTCCACCTTGCATGCCCATGCCTGTGGCAAAGTTACCTAATGCCCAACCTGTACCAAAATCAGTTAAAGCATCTTGAAAATCAACATCCCCTGATTTAATAACACCACCAATTGTCTTACCTATAGCTGCACCCATGTTACCGCCCATAGAAAAGCCAACTACAGAACCGATAGCTGGTGCTACTTTTTTAATTTTTCTAAGCAACCGCTTAAAGAAAGAGGTGTATTCAGGCATACCAGTCATAGGGTTGATAGACTGTTGACCACTCCCTGCTGTGTATTCTATTGGGTCAAGACCTGCACGAATAAATGCTGCATCGAGCATCTCATTGCCTTTTTGTCCTAATATTTCTGCAGGAACAATTCGTTCTCCAGGAGCAACATGAGCCAATTCTGTGTCTTCCATTCGACCCATACTGGCTAAACCACCATGATTCATACGCATAGGAATGCCACCAGAACCAGTAATAATTCCCCCACCATGATTCATACGCATAGGCATGCCACCAGCTAACATTTGTTCATACTCTTCGTGAGTAGCTCCAGGGTGTACTGTACCATCGGGCATCGTGTGTGTAGCACCGCCCATATTGTAATACTGTTTAGCTGGACCGCCATGATTCATACCCGTAGGAGCAAAATTAATGTCCTGTGGGCTTCCCATTTGGTTTAGTTTTTCACTAGCACCTTTTCCCAATAGTTTATTGATAATGTTTTCTGATTCTTGTTCTTTCTCTAAAGGCATAGAGCTGACTTCTTCGTCAGGTATTTGAGACGCGTTTTGAATAATTTGCTCTATAAACTCCATTTTATTTGAAGGACTCATGGCAGAGACCACTTCGTTTGGTATTTCAGGGTCGTTCATTAGAGCTTGGTCAATTCTAGTTGTAAGAATAGACATAGTTTGAGGATCAACATTAAACTCTTTTTCTTGCATAGGGCTAATACCACCACTAAACATATTCGTTTCTCTATCTTGAGACGACATTTCTGGAGTCATAGGTAGTGTTCGCATTTGTTGGCGTTCGAATGTAGAAGGAAGCGTTAAATTGTCCCCCATATCTTGGTTCATCGGTGGGATAGCGTCTAACATGTCTAAAGTGGTTGACATCAGTATTTACTTTTACCTTTCTTTTTGCTTTTCTTTTTGCTTCCAGACTTAGCGCTGTACACGGCTTCATCTCCTGAACGAAGGAACTTTTTATCGTCTCCCCTCATCATGTTTCTTCTTGCTGTCATTCCTGGCATGATAATACCTCTATAAATTGATAGTTGTGGCGCCATTAGTAGACACCGTTAGTGAGCCGATTGCACCAATAGCCGATAAACCGTTTGATGTTGTGCTATATAGCGTGTACCATTTAGTTCCGTCCCAAACCTGCAACTCAGACGTGGTTAAGTTCCAAATGATATCCCCCTTATTATATTCATTTTGATCTCTTTTACTAGCTAAAACGGAATTGGTCGTATCTGGATCAAATGCAGAAAGGTTAAGCTCTAGAACCCTGACCAATCGATTATATGTGTCTGGATCGACTTCGTCATACGCCATTGGTAGTCCTGTCTGTAGCAAACTACCCATTATCTACGACCATCTGGTCTTGTGCCAACACGAGTAGCACCTACCCTAAAGCCAAGCCCCAGAGTGTAAGCACCCACATTATCGTCGTCTGATTCAAACCGTAAAACAACCTGTCTAGCTCGACCACGAACATTTAATTTTTGAGTCGTTGAGGATATGTTACTGGTTGATTTAGTTGTTAAGCTGTCTCCAGGATAATTTCTAATTTTTAAAACACAATTAATTAGAGATGCGTCATTTGTTCCTGTGAATTGAACGTCGGGTATGATCTCGTTAACCGATTGAATATCGTTTCCTGCTTCACCTAGATCAAAATCACCTGACTCTACATACACATTACTCATAGGAGAGCCATCGTCATCGTTTCCTGTTTCTTGTTGATATAAATACCCTACATTAGAAGTTGTGTATGTTGCTCTTGGGTATGCTTCTAGACCTTCATCAAGCCATGCGGTGCGATTCATTTGACCTATAGACCACACATTTTCTAAATAATTATACACAACATAGCGGTCAATCTCACTGGAACTGCCTGAAGGGTAATACCAGCCAACTTCGTTAAAGCGCTTATTTAAAAACCCATGAACCTTATAGGCTTGGCTTTCATTCATATCGTCAAACACATAATCGTGTACGTCACAAGGAATAGGCTTCACTTGACCACCGTAGTTGTATATTCCTTTTTTATCCATCCAGAACACACCGACTGGAGTATTAACCATAGCTTTCGGTCCAATTAACCCAACTCCTTCATTCACTAAATTTGTACTAAAGATAAAAGGTTGTCCTATAAATTTCATAGAATACAGTGAGGTGTCTGTCCAGACTAAAATCTCTTGTCTTGCTCGTATTCCCCCAATAATGCTAGAACCAGCAGATAAACGGGCAGAACCAGCAGTGTTGATCGATTTAGGTTGCCACTCAGTAATGTTTTCTTGGTCACACCAAGCAACAAGCATAGGATCGATAGCTCCAGTTCGAGCAGTGCCTGCAGCATTCAAAGGATCTGCTCCTAAAATCAAAACATGCCGATCAATGTCACTAACTATAGCTTGAAGACCAAGCGTTGGTGGTACATTAGCCCCTGATAAATCACTTAAAGCTACAGCTCTGTCTGTTCCCAGTGTTTTAGCGCTGGTGTCCCAATAGTAAATACCGCCCGCACGAACATTCATCACTAAATCTTCGCCAAAATTATCGTGCGTCCACAATCTTAATTGATTGGCTGCCGACAACGCACTTACAGAACCAAAAGTACCGTCTCCCCATGTACTCGCTCCCCAACCTGAACCAGAAACATAATCATCGAGACCTACGTTAATTTGATAAGCACCTACCGTGCTTGATCCACCGTTTCCTGAGTCACTTGCGTTCGCTGTAACCGTGTCACCATCGGTGTCTTTGGCTTCTATAGTGTAGCTGTTAGTGTTTACAATCGTCGCTATTTGATACTCTTGGTTTAAAACAGCAGCAGTAATTAACCCACCTAAAGTAGCAGCACCACTAAATGTTACAAAGTCGTTTTGTTGTGCTCCATGGGAAGTATCGGCAACAGTAATAGTCGCATCACCATTGGTGGCTGAGAAGGTCACATCACCAGCAGATGTTGTAGCTCGTATAGGGGTGACGTCATTAAAGTTAGCACCTGATTGTATATAGTATTTCCAAGTCGTTCCTAATCCTAAAAATTTAGTGATGTTTAAATCAACCCAAGAATGTAAAGCACGACAAGTCGATTGAAAAGTGTTGCTTGTGTCTTTAGTCCATCCGCCTATTTTTTCAGGCAACCCCTTACGGAAGCGAATCAAATTAGCATCGAACCAACCGCCTTTAGCAGTTAGAGCTGTGCCTTCTTTTTTGATTCCAGGATTAAATTGTGCTTTGATTAAGGGCATTAGGAAAACTTAGTTATTTTTCTTCGATCGTCCATTACATCACCACAAGCCTTGGCAACATGACTAGCTGGTCCACCACTGTTATAATATTGCATCATCTTTTTTGCTTCACCACCGTGATTCATTTTTGCAGTTTTAGCAGAATCTATAAAGTCTTGTCTACTGGGAGCACCTTTCGATCCAGGCGACCTCATTCGCTCACCTGAACCTGCTTTAATCCGTTTTCGTTTAGCGTCTATGTTAGCGTATAGTCCTTTCTTTTTTCCAGGCATTATTCCTTCCTCATTATTTTATGTTTTTTTATGGCTGTTAGTATAGAGTCCAAACCATGCTGCTCCAGCACCCACAACAATTGAAATTAACCCTGACTGTTCAAAACTAGGGTCGGGCAAGTCCATGAACCAAAATGTTGTGAAATACAGTAGATACATATACACTGCCAAAAAAGCTCTTGGTATAATTCTCCAAGAGTCTATTGCTTGTGCTACGAAAATAAATTTTTGATAAGGGTTATCATTCTTTACATCTTCAAGTTCTCTGATTCGATCTTTAAGCGCAGAGTTTTCTTGAAGCATTTCCATAAACTTGGATAAATCCATCTCAACTTCGTTGCGGGACATGTCTCCACCGAATCTACTGCTAGGATGGTAATCTTGTTCGTCACTCATATCAATTCGCCAATGGGTTATCGTTTTTGTTTTTTAAACTCTGAACGTCATCATACATAGAATCAATGCTTGAGTTAATACCTGCAATGCTTGTTTGCATAGCAACAATGTCATTTTTAATCGGACTTAAATCTTGTGTCTCAACATTTAACGATTTAATTTGCTCACCAACAGCAACTACATTTTTATCTAATTCTGTAACTTGATCAGCCAGTGCATCTATCTCATTAATGTAACGAGACATTTTAGATTCTAAATTTTCTATGCGATTAACATACGTTGCACCTGTATAGCCGAACCCAGCCAGTGTGCTGACGATTCCTGCTAGAGCTATCAGTTGTGTTGTTTTATTTTGAAACCAATCCATAGTATCCTCCTAATTAGCAATTCCAATCTCTACGTGCCCAGTAATTAGCACTACATCTATCACTCTTTATCCCACCGCTTCGAGCACAATAGCTTTTCTTTCTCTTTTTGTCCCCAGGATGTTTGCCCATTTTCTTGTCGCCGAAAGTGATTCTTTTTACTTTATTGCCTCTACTGCTACAATTAGTAACAAACACTTCTTTTCGTTTTTTACCATATCCAGGAGAACCTTTAGGGATAGCCCTCGGTTTATTTAAGGTTACAGTTTTGCCTTTAAATTCTGCCATTTTATAAATTAGGTTGCATGCCTATTAAACTATTCATTTCAGTTAAACTTTTCCCATATAACCCACTAAACGCTGAGTTGTTATCTGGAATATTAACATTAGTATATATTAACTCAGGCTCATACCAAACGCTAGGTTGTGGAACTTCTACCTGACTGTAAGCATTGAATCCTGGAACATACCCCATATAAGCAACCAATGTGCTAGAGTCTGCGTATTCACCTGTTTCAGACTGTTCTTGTTCTAATTTTTCTTGTTGGTTTTCAATATTTTGAGCAATAATCTGATCGGCTATCTGATCCGCTTCGCTAACACTCATTCCGCCAGAAACGGCTGTTTCTATCTCTCCCTGCATACTTTGAACTTGTGTCTCTGCTTGTGCAACTTGAGGAGAAGTTTGAATAGAAATGTCCGTGGTCGTGATAGAAGAACCTGTGGAAGACGATGATGTAGTGCTTGAGCTAGAAGAAGCACTTGTATTCGACGAAACAGAAGAACTTGTCATAGACGTATTAGAAGAACTAGAAGAAGCAATTGAGGTTGTACTCATAGACAATATTTGTTGAGTTTGTTGTGCAGAACTGGCAACCTGAGCAGAGATGCTGGGGGAACTATCAACACTGATTGTGCCTCCTGAAACAGAAGAACCTACAGCACTGGTTTGAGAAGAACCTGTTGAAACACCAGACGAAGAGCTATAAGAACCTCCTGAAGAAGACGAAGTTCCTGTCGCTTGTGCCGAACTTCCAGCTGTTGTTCCACTAACGCTGTTACTTGCTGCTCGTATAACACTAGCAACGATATTTAATTCTTTTGCTTTTTTGTTGTCTTTTTTATCTTCGTTCTCTGCGACAACAATATCGATATTTTCTTCTCGGTCTTGGCTCTCTTCTTCAATTGCCTCTGCATTCTCCAAGTCCCTAGCTTCTTCTTCAATAGCTTCAACAAGTTCTTCAATCGTTTCTTCATTTTCAATCCACTCCTCTAACTCTTCTATGGTTTCAAATTCTAAAAATTCAATCGATTCTTCTTCTAAGTATTCTTCTAAATGTTCTTCGTGCTCGAAATGGTCTACTAAAATATCTTCTAGTACAGGAAGGTCGTAATTTGTTTCATAGTATTCCTCGACCAATAATATTTCTTCATATATCTGTTCAATATACGGTTCTTCTTCGACATAAGGTAAAAGAATTAAAGTTTCTTCAGAAAGCACATCAAACTCTTCTACAAAAGGCTCAAAGTATTCTTCTTCAAAATACAGTGTTTCTTCGTAATACAGTTCTTCTTCATAATAGGTTTCTTCAAAATAAAGCTCATCTTCATACTGCTCTATCCCCTGTAGCTCAGTAGTATATACAGGGTCTTCTTCAAAGTAATAAGTTTCTTCTTCGTAAGGGTCAATGTATCCGTACATGTCTTCTTCATAGGTTTCATAACCGTACATGTCTTCTTCGTAATAAGTTTCTTCAATAAAAGTTTCGACCATATATCCAGCACAAGCTGGTGAATACTGCGAGTCCAAAGTACACTCATAATCAAACAAATCATCCCAATAGTTAGGACATTGAGTAGAATACAATCCATCTAAATCACACTGTTGGTTTAAAAAAGCTGCTTGGTAGCCAGTACATGCGGTGTCGTTTAAAGGATTACTACAATCTAATCCGTTTCCAGAACCAACACCATACAAGCTACCCCCACTTTCTAACAAAGTATTAAAAGAAGTGTCGTTCCAATTTGTATTAACACAAGTGCCTGCAACATTTGTTGATCCTGTGCTACATTCATCGTGGTACAAA